CGCACTTTATCGAACTCGTTAAGCATTGCAATTTCCAAACAATTTTTGGCGAACAAGTACCAGGCGCAATCAAACACGGCTGGCTCGATGATTTATGTACTGAAATGGAGCGAGAAAAGTACCGAGTTGGGCAGATTGTTATTCCTGCTGCTGCTTATGGCGCATTTCATATAAGGCAAAGGTTGTACTGGGTTGCAGAAAAGCGTGTTGTACCGTATAATATAAAAACAGTACAACACAATGAGAAAGACAATGACCACGAAGAAATGCAGCAAGTGCGGGGAAGTGAAGCCAGCAACAGAATACAAGAGCAATCAACGGGCAAAAGACAAGCTGATGTATTCCTGCATCGAATGTGGGAAGAAAAAGATGCAGGAATACCACAAGAGAAACAAAATGTCGCGCAATGCAAAAGCGCGGGAGAGGCGCAAGGCAAACCCGATACCAGATCAGAAATACAGGGCGAATCACAGAGGGAAGTTCCCCTGGTTGGTGTTGATACAGGCGACAAAAAGACGATCAGTAGCAACGGGGAGAGAGTTCGATTTGGAAAGCCATGTGGAAGATATAAAAGAAAGAGTATTCCCGATGATATGCGAACTGACCGGAATACCACTTGTAGACGGGGTTCCAGGGAAACGAAATTACAATACGCTATCAATGGATCGAGTAGATTCAACCAAAGGCTACACATACGACAACATACGAATAGTATGTTGGGCAATAAACGCAGCAATGGGGCCGTGGGGAGAAGATATTTTACGTGGAATAATCAAGTCGTGGATGGAAAAGGAAAAGGAATAAATGACCCTACATCAAAATTTAACAGCAGAAGTCTTAAAAAATTTGGACTTAAACAGCTCGCTTATATACAACTTAAAGGTTGCTACAAAAAAGACTCCGAAAGGGTTGGATATTATTCATGTATCGGCGAGGGTGCGCCCCATATCAGACAAAGACTGTACTGGGTGGCCGACAGCATCAACAAGGGATCACAAGGGCGGTTATCTGGGTGGCAGGATACGGAACGGGAAGTTGTCAGTGGACACGCTGGATGTAGCGGCACAGTTGGGGGGTTATCCAACCCCGAAAACGGGTACGGGGGGGGGCGAACCACAACTCGCCACAAGTAATGTCGGGGAATCATGGGATAAACTTGGAAGGGATGGCGCATGTGGTGGGATGGCTAACACCTTCGACATTATCAATGAGCGAAAGATCAGAGGGATCAATGGAGAAAAGAACCGCAGCACGATTAGCAACAGGGAGAACATCAATCAGTCCAGGGAGTCTATCAGAGCAGGTTCCAATGATGGTTGGAGCAACCCAGACTGGATTTACTGCCGAGACGAAAAGTACCGGCCAATCAGACAAGGAATTAACCCCCTCGCAAGGACAGTTAAATCCAGCTCTTTCGAGATGGTTGATGGGATTTCCAAAGGAGTGGGATATAGCAGCGATCCAAGCGAGCCGATTGACCCAGACAACACGCAAGAAGCGCGAGTCATGCGTTTAAAGGGTTATGGTAATGCAATAGTGCCACAGGTGGCGGCATCATTTATCAAAGCATTTATGGAGGCGACATGACATGTTGGCCTCTAATGAATTTTCAGCCGATCAATCTTTTCAATGCGCCAAAGCGATTTGCAATTTGTAAGCATGATAACTGGATGATGCTGTATAGCAGGAATGAAATGTGGTGTTACGGGAAACACTGTAACGAGAAGCGTTATATCAATAACGGTATAAAAATAGAACATCAGAGGTAATTGTGGATCTACAACTAGCAGCAGGGTTAATCGCACTGTGCATCGGTGTCATCGGTGTCACGGGTATGATCGTCAAGATAATTGCCAAGAAGTTTCAAGACCTGTTTGACAAAGATGAAGATGGGTATTTTTAATGGCGTTGAAAACCAGCAACAAGAATCGCAAGAAGAACGTGAAGTTTAAGAGTGATGAGAGTTCGTATCAACCGAATCGGTTATAACTTAACCGAATTCGGCCAACTTACTTAATGTAATTTTCTATCTATTTTTTAAAATATTAATTAGATATATTTTTTGCCTGACAAAGAAAAGCCCCAGTTAAGGGGCTGTTGGTTATTGAGTATTTTTATTTCTAAACTTTGCAACTCTTGCTTTGCTCAAGCATTTGTTGCAAATTGTTTTCTTAATAAGGCCGGTGAACTCAACCCCGCAGACTAAGCATTTCTTAGTTTCAGTTTTGCGGAGAGAGGCAAGGGCAGCGCCAGGGTTATTCATCCCATTCAATCTCAAGTCCACCAACTTGCGGCACAGATGACCAATTTAAAGCTTTGCAGGCTTCGGTTATCAAAGCACCCTCATTAACATCATCAGGATTTAAGTCTTGATCTTTAAGCTTGTTATAAATCCAGTCTGCTAACTCTTGCCCGTCGCATATATTTGTTGTTGCTATGTTAAATATTTTCATTATCGTATCTCCTCAAGGGTTACCATTTTTTTCCAACGGGACTATGGCCGTCAATATTCAAATAACCGTCAGCAAAAACAACAAAAATATTCAGCTCAGGATTTGCCTTGGACTCTTCTAAAGCCGTTTTTTCTGCCTCTTTGATGCTCAGGTTATTTATTTCCCACTCAATGTTGGCGTTATTGTCAAAAGCTTGCACTGTGTATTTAATCATTTGTTGTATCTCCAAAAGGGTTTCAGTTGTTGAAACCGTGAAGCTATTAAATCACATGTAACGCATAACGTAAAGCATTATTTAATAAATAAGGTAAATAAATTTACTAGAAAAGTGCTTATATTGCATAAACATTAGATATAGTATAATAGAGCTATGATTTTATTAGATATAGTGTTATGACTCCTAAACAAGAAGCCTTTGCTATTGCTGTTTCAAGCGGAATGACACAAGCCGATGCGTATCGTGAGGCGTTTAATGTCAAGGCTACAACTAAGCCTGAGACAGTGCAAAACAATGCGTCCAGGTTAATGAAAGACACCGAGGTTTCAGCTAGGGTGGAAGAACTCAAGAAACCTATCATTGCAGCAGCGGGTTTAACGCTTGAATCACACTTAGCTCGACTCGCTCACTTAAGCAAGAAAGCCGAGGAAGCAGAGAACTTCTCGGCATCAGTAACAGCTGAGACTAATCGCGGTAAAGCAGCTGGTCTTTATACTGAGAAAGTAGCGGTAACTGGTGCAGTATCTATTATTGCTTCATTTCTGGACGCTAGACTTTGACCTTTAAGCTCACAGCAAAGCAGTTAGAAGCGCAGGAAGTATTGGCCGGTGATGCTACACACATTTGCTTATTCGGTGGCTCACGATCAGGCAAGACGTTCTTACTGACTCGCAATGTTGTCTTTAGAGCATTAAAGGCGGCTAACTCGCGTCATGCGATATTCCGATTCAGATTCAACGCTATTAAAGCCTCGGTAATCATGGATACGTTTCCTAAGGTCATGCAGATTGCTTACCCTGGTGTTACTTATACACTCAACAAGACTGACTTTTATGCGCAGTTCGATAACGGCAGCCAAATCTGGTTTGGCGGTCTGGACGATAAAGAACGTACCGAGAAGATCTTAGGTATGGAGTTCGTCACGATCTATTACAACGAAGCCAGCCAGATCCCTTTGTCGTCTATTGACATCTCCATTACCCGTTTAGCACAGAAAGCAACGCAAGTTATCGGTACGACGAGTTCAGAACTTAAGCCACGCTGTTACTACGATCTTAATCCACCGAGCAAAGCACACTGGAGTTATAAGCGCTTCATTGAGAAACGGGATCCAGATACTAAGAAGCCGTCAGAAAATCCTGATGACTATGCCAGTTTTAAGATTAATCCTGCTGATAACACGGAAAACTTATCAACCACCTACCTAGCCACGCTAAATAGCCTGGCACCTAGACTTAAGCGACGTTTCTTATTAGGCGAGTTCAGCGATGCAACTCCCAACGCGCTATTTACTTTTGAGAACATTGACGAGAACCGCGTCATTGACTCCGGTTATCCAGAATTTATCCGTGTCATTGTCGGTGTAGATCCTTCAGGTGCCGGTGAAACAGACAATAAAGAGAATGATGCCATTGGTATTGTTGTGGGTGCTTTGGGCGTAGATGGTAAAGCATATCTATTAGAAGATTGTACTGTTACAGCAGGTCCTGCTACTTGGGGAAGAATAGCAACCACTGCTTATGATCGTCATGCAGCGGATTGTGTAGTGGGTGAAGCGAATTATGGTGGCGATATGGTTAGACATACTATCCAGACGGCTAGGCCACGAACACCTTACAAGGCTGTGACAGCAACACGAGGCAAACATATTCGTGCAGAACCTATCTCAGCACTCTATGAGCAAGGTAAAGTTTGTCATGGTGGTTATTTTCCAGAGCTTGAGGATGAGCTGTGTTCATTCACTACGACTGGCTATCTTGGTGGAGGCTCACCGAACAGAGCAGATGCTTGGGTGTGGGTACTAGCAGAGTTATTCAGCGCGATTGTGTCACCACGAAAAACTAATTTTAAGACGATAGAAACTTACACAGGCGATACGATTACCGGCTACTAGGTAATGGGTATAGGTATTATAGGTATTATCATTTTAATGGGTATAGGTATTAGCTTAAAGCCACGTCTTTTCTAGGTTTTAATGGGTATAGGTATTAATTAAATAATTTATATTTTAACGAATGTCGGGAGACATACGATATGCAAACTATGCAACAGAACGACGAGTATGAACTCGATGATAACGCTGAAGAAGAATCAGGTGAACAGATACAGGCACTGGGTTGGCGTTTAACTCGATTAGCACAAGAACAGATTGGCATTCGTCAGCAGACTGAGGATCGGTGGTTATCTGATCTTGAGCAATACATGGGTCATTATGATGCTGAGACGCTTGAGCGCTTAAAGAAATCAGCGGGTAGTCAAGCCTTTGTCAACATTACGCGGTCCAAGTCTACGGGTGCTGAATCAAGACTAGCCGATATGTTGTTTCCTTCAGACGACACCAACTGGGCGATTCAACCAACTCCGGTACCTGAACTTCAGAAGATGGCTAACAATCAAGAGACTGCTGGTCAAGATGAGCAGGGTAATGAAGTCACTCATGCTGATCTAGCTAAAGAGATGCTGAAAGAAGCACAGCAACGTGCTGAAGCCATGACCAGGGAGATTGATGATCAACTTGTTGAGGCTAAGTACCACACCATTGCAAGAGAGGTTATCCATGATGCATGTCTCTTTGGTACGGGTATTCTTAAAGGTCCAGTCGTTATCAATCGTAGTCGTAAGAATTGGAAGCAGTTAGATAACGCAGTCTACGAGTTAGATATCGTCCAAGAGTATCGACCAGGTGTTGAACGTGTCAATGTCTGGGATTGGTTTCCCGACATGTCAGCAACAAAGATTACCGAATGTGGCTTTATCTTTGAGCGACGTTATGTCACTAAGAAGCAGTTGATCGAGTTATCTAAACGACCAGGCTATCTAAAAGATCAAATCAAAAAGATTATCGCTGTTGATGCGAGGAATAACTCGAACGGCTCTAGTCATGTTGGCAGGCTAAGAGAATTGTCAGGCGTACAGGCGAACATCAATGACAATAGATATGAACTCTGGGAGTATCACGGTCCTGCAACAAAAGAAGATCTTGAATCATGTGGTTGTGCTGTTGAAGATGATGACCTGATCGAACATGATGTCATTGTGTCATTCATCAATGGCGTAGTGATCAAGGCAGACCTTAATCCACTGGAAACCGGTGAATGTCCTTACTCAGTATTTGCGTATGAAGATGATGATACCAGTGTCTTTGGCTTTGGTATTCCGTATCTGCTCCGCAACGAACAAAGAATCGTTAATGCCGCTTGGCGTATGTTACTGGACAATGCTGCCTTATCAACTGGACCACAGTTAATCATCAATAGAGAACTGGTGACACCTTCAGATGGTTCATGGGATTTAAAAGCCCGTAAGGTATGGTGGCTTACAGATCCAGAGCATCGAGTTGATGATGCTTTCGGTAGTCATGAGATAGCTTCACATCAAGCAGAGTTATCTGCCATCTTTGAGACAGCAAAGAACATGGCCAGTGAAGTAACGTCACTTCCCATGTTAGCTCAAGGTGAAGTCGGTGGCGCTCAAGATACGGCAGCTGGCCGTAGTATGTTGCTTAATGCCGCTAACACTGTGTTGCGTAATGTCGTTAAAGCCTTTGATGATGGTATTACTAAGCCCTTCATCGGCAGGATGTACGATTGGAACATGCAGAACAGTGACATCGAAGATATCAAAGGTGACTTTGAGATTGATGCTAGAGGCTCATCAGCATTGCTTGTTAAAGAAACACAGACACAAGCGCTGCTTAATCTAATGTCGGTATCACTACAGCCTATCTACACCGACCTGACTAAACATCCTGAGTTGTATCGTAAAGCTATACAAGCACAACATCTTAATCCAGATGACATTGTTAAAACTAATGATGAACTGGAAGCGGAAAAGAATAAACCCGACCCCATGCAACAAGCAATGATGGAACAGCAAGCGGTCATGATGCAACTGCAAGTACAAGAGTTGCAGGGTAAGATTGATAAGCTCACTGCTGAAACAGCGGATATTAATGTTAAGACGCAGTTCAGTGCGATGCAAACAGCCGGTCAGATTGTCCAGATGCCGCAGATAGTTCCAGTCGGTGATGAGTTGATGAAGAGTGCCGGCTATAAAGATGCTAACGGCACTCCCAGTACACAAGTACCGCAAGGTATGGAGCAACAAGCACCGGATATGCAACAAGATCAAATGATTCAACAGAACACCAGTCCAGGCTCACCCGCTCTACCGGAAGATGGCATGCCACAAGACCCTAACCAACCACAGCAAATCGATCCACAGTCAGCTGCTCAGGGGTTGAATCAAGGGATTGAGACGCAACAGATTGAAGCGAGAGCAGAAGGTGGACCAGTTAATGCCGGACAACCTTATCTAGTTGGAGAGCAAGGACCGGAAGTCATTGTTCCGAATGGTAGTGGTACCGTGATACCTAATGGTCAGTCTCCCAATTTATATGAGGGTAAATATGGAGTAGAGACAAGAGACCTAGATCCATCTGAAGATCAATTTTTTAAAGATAATCCTCATGTTGGTGGTATGGCAGCGGATGATGATAAAGTTATTGTTAATCCCTATTCAACATTGAATGACCAAGAGCGTCAAGCAATCGTAATGAATGAGTCGGCTAGAGTGCATATGAGAGTTGGTAATGTACCATCTCCAACATTTGAGCTAACTCCTGAGCAACAAGCTGCCTTTAAATCTTATTCGCCAAATATCAGAGACATTAAACATACGATTGCAGCAAGAGTTTTGACTAATGATCCATCAGCTTTAAATGTAACAAAAGAACAAAGAGATTATGCCAATCAGCTTGGTAAATATATGAGCAATGTTGCTAAAAAGCGCTAAAAATATGCCACTATTGCAGAAATGCAATATGTGGTAACATTAACCCGCACATAATTCAAGACTTATGATAGATATTACATCAGATACTTGGTTAGAGATTGAAAGTTTCATCGATGAACAACTGGCCGCATCAAGCCGCAAGCTGTCATCCGTCACACTGGATTTTAATCTAACCATGTATCACAGAGGAATAGTATCGGCACTGACTGACTTAAAGTCATTGTCAAACAAACAACCTGTGTCATTACTCACCAGTAACGAATACAGTTAAGTAACACCAGCCTGTCGGGAGACACGCATGTCAGATAATAGCACTGCTGATTACAGCCGTGATGATGAAGATTTTGAAGAATTATTTAATGGTTTTGCTGAAGATGATGCAAAAGTAATTGAGGAGATCGTTAAAGAGTCAGTTGATGATGATAGTGAGTACGCAAGTGCTGATGACGTTATCGAAGATTCAGTAGACGACACTCAAGCACTCAAGCAACAACTCGAAGTCCTGCGTAAAGAACGGGATGATTTTGAGCATAGCTTTAAGTCTCAAGTAGGCCGTGTCAGCGCCCTGCAAAAGAAACTGGATAGCGAAAGCCCACCAGCAAAGAAGTTTGATGATGATCTAGCGGTTGCGATGGAGGACTATCCTGAAATCGTAAAGCCCATGATCGATTACTTTGAGCGTAAGTATGGTGACTTAGACCAACGTCTAGCACCGATACAGCAACAAAATGATCGTCAAGATGAGCAGCGCTACATCGATACACAAATCAATATTATCGACTCGAACATACCAGAGTGGCGAGACATCGTTGCGGGTAATGAGTATAAAAACTGGTTGACTGAGCAACCCTCAGCAATTCAAGCAATGTCTAGTAGTTATGATGCCCGTGATTATCAATATCTGATCGGCTCATTTCAAGGCACAAAGAACAAATCAAATGAATTGGCGCAACGAAGGCAAACTAAATTAGCCGGCAATGTGGCAGTTCAGAGTAAAGGTGTTAGTAAATCATCATCGGCACCGGATGACTTTGGTTCAGCGTGGGAATACTACGCGAACAAGAAGAAGTAAGGCACTGTCGGGAGACAGAGCAAAGCGATAGGCAGAGTCTTATCGTTCCTTAACAGGAAACACCAAACAGTATGATGGTTTTGTAACCCGCTAGCAGTGTTGGCCGGTCAAATAATAATCCCTTGTATAGATTTTGGAAAACAAACCGTTGTTTTCAATTATTTTACTATTAGGAATTATTTATGGCCGCTGGAAATACAGCTTATGGCACTATTAGCCAAAGAACGGCAGCTTGGGCTGCAACCGAGATGTTATCTCACGCTGAACCTATTTTAGTCTTATCTAAATTCGGTCAGTCTAAACCACTACCATCAAACAAAGCCGACACTGTTAAATTTCGTCGTCCTGTGCCTTTCGCTATTTCTACTACTGCGTTGTCTGAAGGTGTTACACCGACTGCTCAACAAATGCTGTATGAAGATGTGACTGTGCAAATTGCTCAGTACGGTGCTGTTATTGCCATTACTGACAAAGTTGATGACTTGGCTGAAGATCCTGTATTGAAAGATGCAGCGATGATGGCCGGTGAACAAGCCGCTGAAACGGTTGAAATGATTACCTACGGTGCTATCAAAGCGGGTACTAACGTATTCTATGACACTATCGGTCACTCTACTCGTGTATCTGTCAACAGCAAGATTACTCTTGATCGTGTTCGCGCGGTTGTTAGAGCCTTGCGTGCTAACAGAGGTAAACCGGTTACTTCAATGTTGTCCTCTTCACCTGGCTATGCAACAAAAGCGATTGAAGGTGGTTATATTGCTTTCGGTCATACTGATTTGGAAGCGGATATTCGTGGCCTTGCTGGTTTCACGCCTGTTGCTTCTTACGGTTCACGTCAACCATTATGCCCTGAAGAATTAGGCTCTGTTGAGTCTATTCGTTTTATCTTGACTCCACTAATGGTGCCATTTCAAGCGGCTGGTGCAGTGGTTGGCTCAACTGGTTTGATTGCTGACAATGCCACTAACATCGATGTTTATCCACTGATCTTTGTGGCTAAAGAAGCGTATGGCTTAGTGCCATTGAAAGGTGCTAACTCAATCACTCCAAGTGTATTGAACCCTGGTACACCTTCTAAATCTGATCCATTAGGGCAAGTCGGTTTCGTAGGT